CACTCACATACGAGTTTTGTTGCCTCATAATCAACAAATCTCTCTGTTTTATGCCCATTTACACAGGCGAATTCATACATTCTTTTCATTTAAGTCCTCAAATGCTCTCTCGCTGACTTGCTTTAAGTTTTTCAGCCAAATAAGTATTGATAACTCACCTTTACGAAATTGTAGACTTTTTTCATCTGCAATCGTTGAAATATTATTCAAAGGTTCAATCATCTTGTCAACATCCTCCATCAAATCCACCCAACCTTGAGTGGACATCATGGAGAATCGCTCTTCGTAATATTTCTGCAGTTCTGGACTCATTGTTTGGTCATCTGTTGGTCAACAATCTTGGCCTTAGTCTTGATATCTGCTTCTTTAAGCATCAATTCAGCAATCTTGACTCGTTTATCGAACTCTTTGGAAGCCAAATCATCCTGTTTAGGTAGATTCTTAGTATTAGCCGCCATGCTCTTAGCCTGCAACTCGATAGGCATCAGTTGAGCCTCTGTCAACAACTTCTGAGCCTCTGCCTTATTCTGCTCGGCTTGAGTCGTTTGGACTGCAATTTGAGCTTGAGCCAGTTGCATAGCCAATTGTTGTTGCATCTGTTGAGCCTGTTGTGCTTGCGGATCAGCCGTAGCCATCTTATCAAGCATCTGAATCAACTCGTAGCGGTTAGACAACGATGAATTTGCCATGATTCCCTTGAGAATGATTGGCAAAACAGGTGTATTTGGGCCAAGAGTCTGGAGCAAGGAGATGAATTGTTGTTGTTCATGCTCACGAGCAATAATTCCCAATGCGGCAGTCGGAATAAACTTCATGTCCACAGTAGGATAACGCTCTGGATCGAACTGCATATAGCGGTAAGCTGCTTTGGTGATGAAGGGGATCATAAAATCCTCTTGGAAGTTCACCAATGTGCGCTTGTATTTTTTGATAATCGAGGCTACAGCCATCGAAATACCACCTTGACCTGCATCTCGTGAGACTGCAGACACCATTCCTTGTGAGTCTAAAGTTCCAGTAGCCTGCAAAAGCATACGCTCAAACTCTTTAGCAGTAGTCAGATTAGAACCATCAGTATTGCCAAACTTGAATGGGAATAGAATCTCATTAGGATTTCCGTTTGTCAGGATGGATTTACCTGGTCGAACTTCAAATTTAGCACCACGAGGTAAACGAGTAGCATCCATAGCCATCATTGGGCTTGTAGTCAGCGCCAAAGAGTCTAAGTGGCTACGAACTTGAGCATCAATAGCCTTTTGTGAGTTGTAAGCCTTCTCAACAGTACCACGACCCAACAAGCGATTAGGAACTGTATCGTCCTGATACGCAAGGATTGGGCGGTCTTTCATCATATATGGGTTCTTTTCTGCTTTGAGAAGAACACCATCATTGGCAATCACAACAATTGCTTCAACCAGATCGGAATACTCGTCCTGAACAGAGTCTTCAGGGAACAAGTCCTCTACTTCACCCTCTTCATTTTCAAGTTGATCAAGATACTCACGAGGAACAAGACCATAGTAAGTAAGGAGCTTAACTTTGTCGTCTTCATACTGAGTAATCTCTTGAGTAGGCTCTAAGTCCGTATCCATAGAGTCAGTACCAATTTCTACCTTGCGATAGATACCATCTTCCTGACCCTTAACGACTTTGTGGATAGAAACATACTTCTCAATTGCCACACCCATGCAGTCATCAATAGATGTGCCATTAGGGTCAAACAAGAAGTTTCTAGGGTTAACAGGAACAATCTTCACTGCAATGCGGTCTTTTTCGACAACACCAATAGCCGCTTGTCCTACTTGACCAGGAATTGCTTGAGTAGCAGGAACAAAGATTTTCTCTGTTTTAACAACAATCTCGCCAATACCAGTGCCGTAAATCTCTGCCAACAACTCAATTTGGTCAATAGACTTGCGAATCTTATCGACCTTGAAGTCTTCCATGAGTTGAGCTTTGATAGCAGCAACATCTAATGGATTGTTGTTGACATCACGGATGTCGTCTTGGATGTCAAAAAACTCACCTTGACCAAAGATAGCCTCCATGATCTCTGCATGGCGGGTTTCTACGGCTTGTTGAGTAGCGGGAGTAACGATTCTTGAACGCTCGGAATCACGGGTTTTATCTTCTACAGCCCATTCGCCATTGAAGATGCGTTCATATTCCTTCCACGCATCAAGATAATTAGTATCCCTGTAATCTCTCCAACGATCGCAATGATCTACAACAAATGATATAAGTTCTTTATCAGAATCTGATGGTTCGTCAAATTTGTATTCATTCATGCCTTGCATATTCAAACCTCATAGTAGTTTCTTTTTCGCTCATTTTCAGTAGCGGTAATTACTCTTAGGTTGTTAGGAACATGAAGACCACTAACAATTTTCCCATGTAATGGAATTATATGATCAACGTGCCATTTTTCGCCACTTTCTCGTGAACGCATAGCCGCTAATTGATAGTAACAATTTATTCTCAACAAATCAAAATCTGTAAGCCAGTGTGGTGTTCGATTCTTTTTACCTGCGTGTCGTTTTATTTGATTGGCAGTATATGTTGGTCGATGTTTAAGTTTGTATTCAGTTGCGTATGATCTGGTAAGGCTTCTATTTTTTTCACGCCAAATTCGTGTTTTTGCTTGACGCTCTTCTTTTTTTTCATCAGAAATACTTTGAAAGTACTTAGCGCAACCCTCAACTCGGCAGGTTTTGCATTGAAATTGCAAGCCATCTTTATTTGACTTATGTTTATGAAAGTCGGATAAAGGCTTGGAAATTTGGCACTTAGAGCATTTTTTCACATCAAACACCACTAATAACGTCAATCGGCTCCCAATCCTCACTGTCATCGTCTTCCATATACGATGTAACAGCCAGTTGGTCAATGTAGCTCAGAGAGTCAGGAAGATCATCGTGAACCCCTTGAGCAGGAAAAAGAATCAATTGGTCGACAAACTCATCCCAATCTTCTTCCGAATTTAACACAATTCTGCCATGCTCGAACCTACCTTGTAAAGCCCAGATTATCCTGTCAGCTTTTTTTCTATTTCCATGCGTCAAATCCACGATATGAGCAAAGGTGTTGTTTTTTCGCATAAGGTCACTCAAGTAGGGTAAAACAGCGTTCTTTAGCGCCCCCCGCTCTATCCCTACTGCCAAAGGTCTGTAGTCCCTAATAGCAATCAAAATCTTGGCGGCAGTCTCCCGAATATCCCATCTTCCATGTTCAATCTTCTGGACAAACCATTTACCATCGTCAGTAACCTTCACTATTGAGATAGCAGACTCATCCAAACGCTTCTTAGAGTTAGCCGCTTGTTTGGCAACCTCTTCAAATCCTGCTAGGTCAACAGCGATGTAATAGCTTCCATATTGAGGCTCAACCCCATATTTAATCCATTCTTCTTTGAAGATGTTAGAACCCGCATTGGTAAAGCTCGCCATGTACTCTTGTTTAAAAGCAAATGAACTAAGCGTTTTCTTGGCAGATTCAATCTCTTTTTGGTCAATCAAAGGGTTATCTGCAGTGGTGAAGTGCCAGGACTTCCAATCAGGATCATCCTCACTCTCACCTAGTTTAAAGGTGTCGTAGAACCAATTACGTCCTTTAGGAGTCCCAATAAACAAAGCTCTTCCTCGTTTATCAGACAAAGAGGCTCGGATAACCTGTTCCCATGCTTCAGGCTTAATGTCTGCTACCTCGTCCAGTACGGCATAAGTTAAAGACACACCACGGAGGGTATCAGGTCTGTCAGCACCACGAACATAGATTCTTGCTCCATTTATCAGAGTGATATCCAAGTTGTTTACATGACTGCTCTGGATTACTTCTCTTCCAAGGTCTAACAGCAAGTCCCAGATAATCTGTCTAGATTGTCCCATAGTAGGTGACACATAAAGCACAGCAGAGCCTTGTGGACACTTTAAACCCTCAATCAAGAGCGTTACTGCAGCCATCCTAGACTTACCGCACCTACGACCAGCAGCCACAACCTTAAACCTCGTGGAATCCTTGAAGACTTCTTGTTGCCAGGGTAGTAGAGAGAAATTAAGGTCAGCCATCAAAGTACTCCATATTCGAAGGCTCTATCGTAATAGTGTCGCCTTCACGCCAATCTGCTTGGTTTTCAAGTATTCCTGTTAACAACTCAACAATCTTGTCTTTCGGAACTAACAAAGACTTGTTTTCTAAGTATTCAGGCCTGTTCACAGTAAGAATCCAATTAACCATATTTAGCCTCTACATCTTCTGCAGGGTTAGTATCAATCACAGTAGGCTCACCAAGTCCTGTAATGTTAATTGTTACAGCACTCCTCTGACTCTTATCCTTCTCAAACATAGAAATAGGTAATGTCCTGTCTAAGCACATCTTGAGAGCAACCAATTGGTGTGGATGGTCATCATTCAGAGCTATCTCTATCACCTTCTGAGCAACATCCTTACCTCCACTCCTAATCATCAACTCCTTCAACTCCTTGAGCCTCTGGTGGTCAGTCTTAGGCAATACAGCAGGCGGGTTATCAGCAAACCTCTGTATCGTCATCTTCACAGACCCTTTAGGTCTTCCTCTTCCTCGTTTGAGAGTCGTTTCCATTTGTACTCCTTTTGGTTTTGCTTTTTCCTGTGGGGGTGGTGTACCACAAATATCCTAAGCCACCGACTACCCCCTCCCCCCCATACTTCTCGTTTACCCTACTGTCGATCCGTCCAGTACTGTCCAGGCATACATGAGGGTTTACCCTTGTGACATTTCTACAACACTCAAGCAATATTATGTTAAGTTGTTATGTTAAGTGAGAGAGTCTTTGCGGGTGCTTTTCTAGGGTACTTGAGTTACTGTTTGCCATTGTCTAACCCTTATCGTTCTCTCTATCTATCCTTACACTATCCGTTACTAGATGCTCTTCATTGGGGCTGCCTGTTTCTTTCCGCGAGGTTCGTAACTATCTCAATGCTTTCCAATGGCGTATCGGTTCTGTATCCTTTACTGTGGGCGTACTGGTAAAGGGCTAGAACGTTCTCGAACCCTTGAGAGATATTCCCTTGTCCAGCAGCTAAAAGTATCTGAAGCTTGGGGTTGTCTAGTTTCCGTCGGAATTGAACTGTGTCAGATTTTGGGGGCCTTGGCATTGTCCGAACCTTATCCAATAAATAATTTAAAATAATTCTATCATCTAAGGGTTTATCCCTATGTTTTTTTCTTTTTTCTTTGGTACTCTATACATACCGAACTAGCGGAACTAGTGCAATTTAATAGGCGTCAACATGAAAAACACTCTTCTAGATATCTTTGCAGCCATTGTGATCGGTCTAATGCTTTGCATAGGTCTACTGGCTTATTTTGATGTTTTGGTTAAATAATTTTCTTTTACTGATAGGTGTGAACAATGAAAAATCCTTACAAAACAATCCTGGCTGCACGTGGTCTACCCTATAAGACAATTCTAGGGGAGTCATCAGCAAAGACAGTTAAGGGCGAAAAGATCGGTTATTTAACGGGTATCGTCTACCTTGTACCCGATGAAATCATTTGCCCTTTAGCAAAGCTTGCTGGCTGCTTTTATGGCTGTCTCAAGAGCGCTGGACGTGGAGCATTTAATAGCGTACAAAAAGCCAGGGAAGCAAAAACACAGTTTTTTTACAATAATCGGGAAGCTTTCATGCTTTCATTGTGCGCTGACGTGTGGTCACTTGCAAATAAAGCAAAGCGAATCGGTTTAACCCCTTTGGTGCGCCCTAATGGTACAAGCGATATAGCTTTTGAAAATATTATCGTGCATGATGGAAAAACAATTTTTCAATTGTTCCCAGATGTGCAATTTTATGACTACACGAAGCATCCCTCACGTAAATTAGATGGAAAAACAGCGGGTAATTATGATCTTACCTATAGTTTTTCAGCCATTACCCCAAAACCGATAAGCATTAAAGGATTGACTAACCCGAACAATGCCCGAACAGCTGTAGTTTTCCAAAAACAGAGCGATATCCCTAATAATTTTCGTGGCTGGCGTGTAATTGACGGGGACAATACCGATGTGCGCCACATAGAACCCAAAGCTGTAGTTGTGGCTTTATATGCAAAAGGGAAAGCAAAAAAAGACAATGGCGGCTTTGTTCAAATTAGGGGTGTTCATTATGCTTAAAACAATGATTGCAAAATATAAGGGCCGATGCGTTCTATCTGGTGCGCCTATCATGCCAGGGGATCAAATTACCTACGATACAGCTACAAAACAAGCTTTTTTGTGTGAGCCAGGGGATTGTAATTTTGATTCAGGGGCTTATTTAGGCCAAAAAAAACGGGTTTCCGATGTGTTTAGTATCGGTGGCCACGAATACTACAGAAATAAATCAGGGCGCTGTATTGATGCGCCATGTTGCGGCTGCTGTACTATTTAATGCATAAACTGTAAGCCCTTAAATTAGGGGCTTATGGCCTGTGCATTGTGTGTAGGGGCTTGCCTGTGTCTTACAGGGTTTATAGGTGTTAATTATGTCAATTTATAAAGAAAACGGATTTTCTAATCGCTCAGAATATTTAGCAGATCTGGCCGACAATTTAGGGATTGAATTGTCGATTGTCCATGCCATGGCTGATTTACTTGGGCCAAGTGAAGATTTTGATGGCCTAGTTACTTCATTAGAAGATTACAGCATGGGTTACTGATGATTTACGCTACCCTGGCACTACTGTTGCAAATACTAACCAAAAGAAAATAAGCAAGTAACCACTAACTTAACCCGCCATTGTGCGGGTTTTCTTTTGTCTAAAATCAGCGATTTAAGCGATTATTTTCATTTTACTAGTGCTACATCATCCAAGCATAGAAAAACGCCTAGAACGGGCTTTTATCGCTTTTTGAGGGCATTTCCTCGCACAATTTGCGGATAGTTTCGTTCAGAGCGTCTATTTCATCCATCTTATGGATAGCCCATGCACGTTTTTGCCCATGCCAGCCTAGAACTGGGTTTCGGTGGCAATCAACACAGAGGGCTATGCAAGTGTACTGTAACCCTTGTTTAAAATGATGCGCTTCGCTTGGTGGTGGTGCTTCGCATACTGAGCATGACAAGCTCTTAACCCTTGCAAGGTGTAGCCGTTCCCTTGTGTTTAGTTTGTTGTTCAAGTGGTGGCTTTCATCTCAATTCTGGCTGAGTATTGCTCAGTTCTCCAGCATTCAATTCGTGCCTGCGCTGCAGTCATCAGCCATCGGTATTTTTCCTCGATTTCTACGGCTTGCCTTATACCCTCCAAAATCTCGATATATTCTGAATGGGCATAGGCGTAGGCTTCTTGTTTTCCAAGTGCCTCTAACCTTGAGTTTGCCATGAGTTGAGCTTTTCTTGATTTCCTGAACTCTTCCAAGTAGATGCGGTCGGCCTTGGCTTTGGCATAAAGTGGCGCTGTATCTATGATGTATTGAATGGCTTTAGTTGGTTCGTTCATGTTCTTTCCCTTATGGCATCCATGTGAACATAACCAGTTGAAGCGTCCAAAATTTCAATTATTTCGTTACGCTCATGCTCTGCTATCAGTTTTGCAAAGCGAATAAGACCTTCTTCATCAAACTTTAGGCCATGAATAGTATTTTCTATTGCCAATTTAATAATATCTTCATTATTCATATTATCTCCACCACATTATTATTATTTGATTTTAGATAATCTCTAGTTTTCTGAATATATCTTTCAAATTCAGACCTAGAAATACTTGATTGTTGCAAGTCAGCGTATTGGATCAACTCACGCACCGATTGAATACCCTCTCCAGTTAAACCGAATTTTCCTGTTTTCTTGAATCTAAGTGCTGACTCATAGAGTGCTTTTTGAGCCTTTTCGCATACTGGTAGCACTTCTGGCCCTACTCCAGCCCTTGCCATCGTTTCGCTTAGGTTTAAGACCTCGGTTAACGTATTCCAATCCTGAATTGTTCCCATGCCTTTAGTTATCGCTTCTAGGGCTGAGTATTCCATTACCCTGAGTTTGTCTAGTTTGTCTCTGTCGGTAATGCAAGCACCCTCGATAGCGTGTTTCAATGGATTGAGCAACGCCCATACCTTGCGTTTAACTTGTTTACGCATTTTTCTCTTTTAACTTACGTTCTATTGCGCCAGCGTAGAAAACCCAATCAGCACTTAGGCAACCCCAATCCTCGGCTAGTTGCATATGCTCTTGCTCGGTTAGCCCTCTCCAAGGTCTTTTGTTTTCCAAGTGCATCTCTATTGCATCGAGTATTTCATCTTTAGTCATAGTAATTCCCCTCGATCTTCTGCTGCCAATGCAAAGCCAATCATGGCGCAACCAATCATGTATGCGCCTCTGCCCTCAATAATGGCTGTTGCATCACCATCTGCGCCTTGGGTGTAGCCATCCTTTGGAAACACAGCAGCGTCCTTAAAATGCAACTCTAGGCTTTTCCCATCGTAACCAGTAGCGGTACTTATCTCGCAAGTCAAAAAGCTATCCTCTGTCCCGCAATGGGCTTGGACTCCGCAAAGATCATGGAAATATTGGTCTTTGAATAGCGTTCTGAACGCCTCAATCAGGGCTTGGTGGTCTTTAGTCATACGTCTTCCATCTTGTAGTTCAG